TGGCAATCTGCTCCCCAGAAAGGAGAATCTTGACCGCAAAGGAGTCTGGTACTGTCCCCGCTACAACCTGGGCGGACAGGTTCGAGCTCCATGAGCCGGCTCCGTTGGCCTTGAGGACTATTGACACGCCGTCGTTGACTACGGCATCGTCAAGATTCAGGACACCCTTTTGCGCGTCCGAGCCGACGACCCTGGCGATGTAGCACTGGGCTCCGCCTTCCTCAAAGAAGGCTTCGACGGTCGGGTGGAGGAGAGAGTAGGCCTGGTAGCCACCGTACACATTTTCGAATTGCTCAAGGCTCGTGCAGAGGCCGGCGACATCCGACGGACCGCGCTCGGATAGGCCGACGAAGAACGCTTGCGACGCCTCGTTGAGGAGTGCGACCGATGGTCCTGTGCGGACCGAAGTGTTGATGACTACGCCTGGCATGATACCTCGCTAAATTTCGTCCGTCGTCGGAAGCCCGACTATGCTCTCGTTAGATGATACCCAATTTTCTGGTTCGGGTTCGGCAACTAAATTAGCAACTTCTGGTTCCTCTGCCACCGGATGCGATTCCGTCGACGGGGCGTCGTCCCCCCTGCGCTTGCGCTTCGTCTTCTGCGGCTGGGCGGGCGCCTCGGTCGCCCCAGAGAGGGCAAGCAGGCCATCATCTATGAGTTGGGGTATCAGCCGCGACAACGAGGCCGACAATTTGTCTATGGCCGCATGGCTGTGCGGGGGAATCGTCATGCCGTCATCCGTCACCTCAAGCCAATGTTGCGACTTGTTCGTGAGCAGCACCGCGTCGGGGAACCCCGGATCCTCGGCACGGCTGGACAGACGCTTAAACATACTACAATAATAGACTAATCAACGACGATTTCGTTGGTGTAGCCGTTCTCAGGGAACGACTGGCCCGGCCCCTTGGACTGGTACTCGATCTTTATCTCAGAAACATCCGCTATGTCCTCCCTGTGGAGGATCTCGTCTATGTTGAGGTTGTAGGAGACGTAGGCGCCGGCGAGCATCCTGTCGCCCTTGAGGAGGGTGACGTCGGAGAATTCCTCGCGCATGCTCGTCTGGTCTATCTGCACCCTGAACGACTGCCTCGGATCGGAGGCATCGAGGCACGGGGTGTCGAGAAGCGCCGACCTGACGACGACCGTCAGCCTGTCCCTCATCACGGTCGTCTGCTCGGACCCCTCGGTGCGCGCCCAGGCGTAGGTCCTCATCGAGTACTGGACCCGGTAGAGCGGATGCATCGCGTCCCACCCGATTTGCTCGAATGAGTTCGTGGATATGGCGACAGTTATGAGCGTCGGCCAACGGTCGAGGGCTATCGGTTCGTAGGCGAGATACTCGTCCGGATCCGGCAGGTCAGCGTTGCTGATGTTCCAGCCGTTTCTGTACCTGATCAGCCGCTTCGGCATCTCCACCTTGAGGTACTCGTTCACGTACTGCTTGGCGAACTGAGGTCCGTGCATCGGGTACATAGTCACAGCATTGACTCCTTAACGGATCGTATCTCGCCGTGGCATATGTAGGTGGCGGCGGTCTTGCCGAACTTCTTTGCGAACCCGACCGGCTCGTAGACGACCTTGCGCTTCGGCATCCTCGTCGTTCCGTACTGGTGGAATTTCGCGTACTCGACGCGCGTTCCGAATGTCGCATCCATCAGGTCAATGTTGTTCGGCGGGCCGTTGAGCGACGAGAGGCTCCTGAACAGCCTGCCCGTGCGAATCATTGTGTCCCCGCCCTGTCCGCTTGCTCTCTTCCATGCTGCGTACTGCGGGTCAAGCGGTGACCATCCGCCGGATGGCAGACCGCCCTGCCTGAAATTTTCCTGGTTGGCGAACCTGAGCCAGACCCTCGCGCGACGGAATATCGGGCGCATGTCGTTCGCCCGCTTCTTCATCATCACCATGCGAAGAATCGCCTTCTTCGCGTCAACCTTTATGACCAGTTTGTCAGCCATCAGCCGTACCGATTCTTGCGATACCTCTTCAGAGACATCAATTCCGTCTCAAGAAAACCAGTCTGCATCGGAGCGACGTTGCGCGGCTCCAAATCCTTCACGCCGACCACGTCGTCGTGCATGTTCTGCATTTCCCTCGTCGCGGCGCGAAGGATGAGCAACTTGATCGAAGGTATCGCCGACCCGTTGAGGCCGCCAGCGTAGGTGACGGTGACCAGGTCATCCGCGTACGCCCCGAACACGTCGATGCCGAACTTGCGGACGACGTAGTCCTGCTCCGCTACCAACGTCCTCTCCGTCCCCCTCAGTCGCTTCAGTTTGACCACGGACGCGCTGACCACGGGCGTGTTCAGGAGGTACACGGTCGTCGGCGGTTCAAGGAAGGTGGTGTTGTCAACCGTGCTCCCGAAGTAAGATTCGCCGCTCGGATTTGAGTTCACGAAAAAAGAGCTCATCGGAACCCCCGTGTGCTCGCTGGAGATGCGGTGCTGCTCCGTCGCCGAGACGACCTCGACGGGCCTGCGAAGGTAGAGCTCCATCTCGCTCTGAAGTCCGGCGAGCACCATCTCGGCTGCGTCCAACTGCCTGTTCGTCAGGCTTATGTCCATGTACGTCTTTAGGTCGGCGACGGTTGCTATCGGCATGGGGTTACCTGCCGAGAGCGGCCGCCCTGCGAGCGCGCGCCCTTCTTCTCTCGTTGAGTTCCTCGCGCGTCTGCCTGCGCGCGTACTCGAGCACCCTCGCCGGGTTGCGCTCTCTGTTGCGTCCGAGAGCGAATCCGAGGACCCTACCGATTCGCCTCGGAATGCTGATGTCTTCGTCGCCCGCTTCGGGTACGAGTGCTTGCGGCATGCTTCCTCCGTCTGATGAATCTGACGGTTGTTATTTTATCACTAGCTCGCTATCTGTCGTCGTTCGGCGGGGTCTCTATGGCCGGCTCGTCCACCTTCGCCGACGACTCAATCGGCACCCACGCGCGAGAGTAGAGGTGATCCTTTATCGCCCGATGCTTGATTATCGTCCCATCCACCAGCAGGTCAAATTCGTCGGCCGAGAGGTTGAGGGCCAGCATGAGCTCGTTCTCGTTCGCCGAGCCGGACGAAGTGAGGCGCCTTATCGCCGAGGAGAGCTTCTTGGACACGACCGACCCCCTGCCCCTGTTCATTTGGACGTGGAGGATTATCGCCTCGGCCTCGGTGCAATCCACCAACGAAACCGGCACGGTCGCCCCGACGGCATCCCTGACCTGCTGGTTGTTCATCGACAAAAGGCATCGTTCGTGTCCGTCGATAATCGTCAGCCCCTGCCTTCTCGCCACTATCGGGGAGAGGATTCCGTGCCTGCACATCGAGCGCGCCAGCACCGCAAGGTCGGGGGAGAGCGTGTAGGTCGTTCGCCACGGTGCAAGCGCGAGATCGCCCGGATTCATCTGGGTTGTTTCAGCCATTCGTTTCCCTCTGGTTCTTTATCATTCTGCCAGCCTTCGTCCCCGGGCCAGCCGGGTTCGCCGAGGTGACATGTATTGAGTTGAGCAACAGCGTCCTCACCAGCCAGTGAATCGGGTACGAGGCGGGGTCGTGGATCATCTTCTTCTTGAATGTCGAGACGTATCGCCTGGCCGCCGTCTGCATCGTCTTCCCAATCATGAAATCGGAAATGAATTGGCTGACCCCGTCCAGCCCGTCCTGCGAGTAGGCCCCGACCACCCTGTCGGCATCGAAGTCCTTGCCGAGTCGCCTCTGCGCATCTATGCGCGGGAACACCCTCACGAGCTGGTCGTAGAACTCGGGTTCGGTGGCGATGACGTCGCCGAGCCTGCGTATGGCTATCGAGTGCAGCGGTATGCCGACTCTCGTGTTGGAACCCGTCATCTCTGCGGCATCGTAGTACTCCGAGTATTCGCCGCCGGATTCGTGGATGAACTTGAACACGTCGCTCGTCTGCCAGTCGTAGATGACCTTGGCGAATTTGAGCGGGAGGCCGCGCTTCACGCCGAAGGGGGTGACTATGTAGTTCTCGTGGAGTTTCTGGACGCACGACCTGTACCTGATCATCGACTCGTTCGCGCGCACGCCCGTGATGAACGCCGTCCTTCCCTTCTTGCCCTGCATCGTGTAGTAGTCAATCGTCTCCCTGAGCGGCTCGTCGTGCGACAGGCCGAAATTCCTCGCGTTGATCGCGAACTCCGGCATTGGCCTGACCAGCCTCCCCTCGCGCTCTCGCTTCCCGCTCCACAGCAATGCCGTCTCGCGCCTGCCGAGTATCCATATTTCCGCGCCGTACGGCAGGCAGTACCACTCCATGTCAACCCACGGATAATCGCGCACCCTCATCACGTAATCGACGACCATGGGGCTGACCATCTCCTCGTCGCGAAATATCACCTTGACCGGGCCGAGTCCTCGTTCTTCGTGGACTTCCTTGGCTAAGTGAAGTATCGCCGTCGAGTCCTTGCCACCCGAGAACTGAATGCAGACGGTGTCAAAGGTGTCGTACACGTGTCGCATGCGGGCACGTGCCGCATCCACGCATGAGACATCAAGGAACAGCCGTTGGCGCGGCATTAAAAGTCGCAGTGCGCTTCTAGGTAATTGAGGAGCCTCTCGGCTGTTGTGTTTCCGTCCGTCTCGGCGTCCGACCTGAGCCACTTGACGAAGTCGTACCACCTGCTCTGTTGCTCAACGCTGTCGAAGACGATCGTGTACTGCACGATGGCGGTCGGCTTCTTTATCCCCGGTATCGATGTGCTCCCGAGGGCGGCGACGTTCAATTCCTCGCCCTTCGGAACGACCGGAACCGTGTCCTGCTGCTCGACGATTACCGGCGGGACAAACTCGCTTGAGGTGAGTATCTCGCTCTCGGCGTTTGACACCGTTTCCTCTATTGATGCCATGTCGAACTCGTCTATGCCGAGGCCGTTCATCAGATCCGAATACTCCGATCCGATTTCGCCGATCATCTGCATCAGCAGGTCCTCGTCGTAGCCGCCGAGGTCGGACGTCCTGTTGTCCGCGTAGGCGAATGCCATCGCCTTCTTCTCGTCGGCGTCAAGCACCGTGCACGCGATTGAGTCCCATCCGAGTCGCTTCGCCGCCTGATACTGGTGGTTGCCCGCGATGATGACGTAGCGTCCGTCCCCGTTCTCGGCGACGACTATCGGCTTTATCTGCCCGAACTCCTTGTACGAGGATGCGATGGCATCCACATCCCCGCGCCTGGGGTTGTCCTTGAGCGGAACGAGGCTGCCGAGCGGCATCGCCAGAGAGGCGAGCGACTCGTGTATCCCGTTCACACCTGCACCCGCACGTTCGCATTCAGCGTCCTGAGAGCGTCCACCTCGGTGCGCAGGGTCAGCAATTTCTCTCGCTTCGCCTTCACCAGGGCCTCGGCGCACTTGTAGTCGAAGTCCATGTCGGCGAGCTTGTAGTCCGCCCATGCCTCGCGCTCACGAATGGATCCCTTGGCCGATAGGTACTCTTTGGCCCACTCGCCCTTCAGTCTGGATTCCTTCTTGGCTGAATCTTCTGCGAGGGATTCAAATGCCTCGGTATGGTACTCGAGGTCGTCCAACAAGCGGAGAATTCTTTCCTCTATCTCAACTTGGCTTATTGGGGAAGTTCTCCCGCTGCTGCTGATTATGGTCACTTAGCAATTCCTTTCGTGAGTTTCTCTAGTGGGGACCAATCTACCTTTTCCAAGGCATCCGCGTGGGATTTGGGCCAGTCAATTGCGGACTGTCCGAGTTTGTACCGAAGCATTTCCTCCAGCACCCAAGCATCGCAACGGTCAGCACCGTCGCCACCATTCCAGACAATTCCCGTTCGTGCCGATATTGCCGAAACAACTTCTGGTTTTCCGGCGTTGCCCTTGCCCGTGGCGAACTTTGCCCGACAGGTGGGAGGTATTTCTACCGTCGGCACACCTGCCTCGTAGAGCGCAACACGCAGAACTCCTCCGAGTTCGCCGATGGAGTGGGCCTGAGAGTTTCTGGATGCATATGAGTAATGCTCTATTGAAATGCAGTCAATCGCATTGTGGCGAACGATATACATGATTTGGTCGCGTATCTCAATGAGTCGTTGTGGACCAGATGAGTTGCGGCGAATACTCATGGTCTGTCCAGACATTGACAGTCCGGTCGATGTAAGCGACGGGTCAATTCCGAGAGTGTTCAACTCGGGTTGAATCATCGTTCCCAACTTCTTTTGGCTAAGCCAAGTTCAAATGCCAGTGCTGGCTCCCTCCCAATCCTGTCGTGGCACTTCCTGCACACCGCTATCACGTTCGCCTCGTCGAGTATCGAGCCGCCCTGCGATCGGCGGACGAGTTCGTGGACGTCCTTTGACGCGAGGCGGTGGTACGTCATCAGCCCGTCGTGCGCCGCGAACTTCGGGCACGCCTCGCAGTAGGGGCGCTCGGAGAGAACCTTCGCCACGAGCACCCTCCTGTCGGCGTACTTCGCCTCCATCTTCTTGCTTCGCTGTCGCAACCGTCCTGAGCGCTTGAGCGGCTTCCGCCTCTTCACATGACATCCGATACCCGTATGTCGTCGAACTCCCACCTGTCGTCCAGCAGGGACCACAGAGCCCTGTCGAGCACCGTCTCCTCGAACTCGTACTCGCGCATGAGCGATTTGTGCCTCGCTATGCCGCGGCGCAGGAAATCCGCGTTCGACCAGCCGTTGCTCTCGAGCACCTCGCCGGTTTCAATCATCGTCGCCACCTCGTTGAGCCGCCTCTCAACATGGAACCTGAAGCGAGAGATTTTCTTGATGCGCGAGTCGTACGAGGAGTTCGCGCTCTCAAGCAGCACGAGTCCCTCGTTGCCGAAGGATTCGTACCTCTCGGTGTCGTCCTGCCTGGCCTTCTCGGTCTTGGATATCTGGGAATCAAGGTTGTCTATGAGCGCCTCAAGGTTCTGCCTCCACCTCTCCCAATTTTCCTTTTCCAGCAGGATTTTGCGCTGGCTGGGCGACAGCTTGTTCTTGACTTCCTCGGCCACCATCTTTGCGAAAGTTTGGTTGTCCATTCTCTAGCGACTCCTTCGGTTTGTCCAAGCTGGGCAAATCCTCTTGTAGTGGCACCAGTCGCACAGGCGCGAAACCTTCGTCGGAAAAGCGCCGGTGCCGATTGCCTCCACTATCTCGCCGTGGACCTTCACGACGCGGGCGAGGGTCCGATCGTCGTCGCCGTCCTTCATCTTCCTGCTTATGCTCTTCCCGTCCTTCAGGTAGATGAGTTGCACCTCGTCAACCGATTTCCCGGTCGTCATCAGGGTCGGCGAACGCTCGACAACAATTTTGTACAGCATCAACTGGAACCACTTCTGATCCATGTACGCCGGCTTCGGGAACTTTCCCGTCTTGTAGTCGGTGACCTTCAGGCCGTCCCCCGCCTCGGCGACGCGGTCAACGAACCCGCGCACCACCACCCCGGGCGATACCTCGACCTTGTACTCGGATTCGAGCCCCAACGGCGACACCTTCACCGGGTCCTCTACGGCCCAGAGGTTCTCCACGCACCACCACGATTTCCACCTGAATTCTCGCATTTGTTGCTCGTCCAACCCGATTGCGGCCAGCCGATTTTCCCAGCCTTTGGCCCATACGAAGCGAGACACCTGTTGCGCGTTGCCGATGGTGCGCTCCTCGCTGGGTAGCGCGTACAGGTTCTCCAGCACCTCGTGGACGAACGTGCCCATCACCTGGCTCTCCGTCTCCGGCTCGGGGATGCCGTCGATGCGGCTGTACTTGTACCTCTGCGGGCACTGCTCCCAGGTGGATATGGACGATGCCGAAAGGTAATCGGGCATGCGCAATTCTTGCGGCTGTTCAGCGGTCACCGAACAACCTTACTACTTCTGGAAGCTGAGCCTTACTGCCTCTGCCTGCAGTTCGTTGAGTTGGGGGAGTGTCGCATCGCTCGGCTTGCGCGGCTTCGGCGCATTGTTGGACAGTTTCGCCCAGAATTCATTCAACTGCGCGCGCTTTGACTCGTCGAGCCCCTTGCTCAGGCTGACGAAGTTCTCCCAAATCTGAACCGACTCGTCGACTGGCGCGTCCATGGCCTGCTCGATCTCGATCGCCTCGTCGCTGCGGGCGAGGTATAGGCCGACGCCCATGGTCTGTGCCGCCTTCTTGAGTGCATCGGAAATGGCACCCTTGAACTCGTCGCCGAGGTCGACGATTGAACCCTGCTTGGTGCGCTTGATTTTCTGCCCACCAATGCCGTCGCGAACGATGGCGTTGAAATCGCCGACCCTGTAGTCAATGCGCACATGCGCAATCACGAAGTCTGGGTCAATTGCGTCGCGCTCGCATCGGATGACGGTGAATGACCAGCTGTCGGCGCCGAGCACCTTGTTGAGCCGGTTGATCACCTCGCTCACGGGAATGTACGTCAGGTTCGTGCCGCCCTTGTTCAGGGTGCGCTCCATTTCCTGCGGGAACGGCTCCGAGAGGGATCCGTAAATGTCTTTCTTTGTTGCTTCACTCATCGCTTGCACCTCCGTGCGGTTGTCTTACTATTACACTCATGCGCGAATCGCCGGATTCGCAGTAGTTGTCGGCATTTATGCCGAGCTTCTCCAGTTGCGTGATCTTCCAGTACGACGGCTGGACGTAGTTCAGCATCGACTTGGCCATCTCCTCTGGGTCGACCTTCACCTCGCCCGTGTCCATGTCAATGGACATCTTGTGGAGTTTCTGCGCCACGGCGCTCGCCAAATCCTTGTGCTGCCACTTGGTCCTCTTGTTGGAGAAGTTTCGCTCCACCTCGCCGCCGCCGGCGAGAAGCACCTTGTCGTCGGTCATCGTCGATCCGACCCTGAGGGCAAAGGAGTCGTAGACGAATTTGAGATCCGCCTTGGCCTTGTTGAATGCTGAGAGAACCTCGCAGGCTTCCTCCTGTGGCGGGGAACCGGCAAGGTAATCGTTGAGCCGACCCTCTAGGTCGGAGAGTCGCTGCGAGAAGTCGCCGAGCAGCAGGTCGGCAATAGTAGGAGTGGTATCCATGTTCCTCTTCGTTTGTGTCGTAATAGAACTTGCCTAGACGATGATAGCGGCCCTCTTGCGCTGCGGCAACCCGAGCCCTGTCAGGAAGCCGAAGGCCCCGGTGGCCGAGTCGACCTGGTCGTCGTGGTTGGCGGCCTCTGGGAACGTGGACAATTCGTCCAACCACTCCGTCAGCCAGGGGCCTCGCAGGACCCTGATGTTGCCGTTGGCCGCCGCCGCCGCAAAGGGTCTGGCCCTAGTGATCTTGTCCCCCGTTGACCGAATCCCGACGAAGTCGTACCCCGGAACGACATACCTTGCGTACTGGTCAACGAGCGCCTTGCCCGAGGATCCAGGTTCCTGCTCCATTCTTATGCCCACGCTCGGCCCGTCTTCCAGTGCCGTCTGCCTGACCAGTTGCTCGACCTTCTCGCCCTTGACCCTGGCCCTCTTGACATCGAGTATGTAGGCGATCCCCTTGTCAAACAACATGAGGGTGCCCACCGTCCAGTCCGGGTCGGGGTTGGACTGGGATGGCTCCGTGGCCGCAAGGTCCCAGAACCTGACCGCCCTGGCGGAACTGGTCACCACGGGTATCTCGTGCTGGTCTACGACGACGAAGGACGTCCTGTCAAACATTGAGCCGAGGGTCGCGGCCCACCAGTCGCCCTCCTCCAGCCTGCGCCGTTCCAGTGGGTCAAGGGCCTGAAGCGAGCGCCGGTAGGAGGCGGCATCTATTCCGGGGTTGTCCGTGAGGCGGGAGGGGACGAATATCCGCTTCTCCTGCTTGCCCTCAACGATGAACCTCTGCCTCACCCAGTTCGGTGCCGGGTTGGAGGCCGCCCTCATCCTCAGGGGGACCTCGGACAAGGGGCCGGTCACAGGACGGCGGAGGCGGGAGAACAGGTAGCGATAATCCGACTCCCTGATCTCGGTCACCTCGTCCATGCCTATGAACTGGAACTCCGAGCCTTTGTACCGCAGGTAATCGCCGGCGTTGTTGAGGTAGCCGAACGAGATCCTCGCCCCCGAGGGGAAGGTGGCTATGAAACTGTTATTATTCCAATGAATTTCATCGTGCGGGGCTATCCAGCTCTTGAAGCGGTCCATCAGAGCGCCGGGCAGGGAGAGGTCGGCGAAGGTGCGCCTGAACAAGATCGCCGAGTAGTTCGGAATGTCAACGTACTGCATTGCGGCCATCAGCAGCGCCGATGATTTTCCCCCGCCAGCCGCGCCGCCGAACAGCGCCTCGAGCGAGTAGCACCTGAGGAACACCCTCTGCGTGAGCGACGCTTCTTCCGGGCAGAAGATGGGAGGCTTCGGCTCTAGGTAATCAATTATTGACTGCCAGTTGGCCATTCGAACTTCCTGTCTCAACTATGCTTGCTCGTATCGTAAAATGTACAAGGACAAACGGGGGTAAACATGAACAGAGTAAAGGTGTTCCTTTCCAGCCGTTCAAATGTTGCTAACATTCTAATGGTTTCATTCGTGGTCCTGACCGCAGCAGGAACTGCCCTCATTTTTCCTCCCGCTGGATTAATCGTCGCAGGCCTGTGCTGTGGGATCCTTGGATTCTTGCTAGGACTCGAGTAATAGATGGCTTGGAACTCACCAACTAACAAATCCCTCGGCGGCGGATCCTCCAAGTCCGCGGTTGGACCAGGCGCCCCAGTGGCCCACACGATGGGCATGACGGGCAAGGCGTACAGGGATTCATGGGACATAGAGCGCGCGTACCGCGAGGGAATGCAACGCGTCACTTGGGTCGCCAGGTGCATCGATGTCATAGCCGGCAATCAGGCCAGGCTCCCAATCATCCTCAGGAAGGACAATTCCCCCGACGGGGAGATACTTTCCGACAAGAAGATGGCCAAGTCCCCCCTCCTCGAGGTTCTCAACACGAAATCAAACATCGGCGAGAACTCGTTCATCTTCAGGTACAGGCTCTCGGCGCAACTTCTGCTCGGAACGCGCGGGGCCTTCGTGGAGAAGATCCGAGGACGCGACGGCGGCATCATCGGGCTGAACCTGCTGCCGCCCCAGTCGACGGCGCCGATACCCGACCCGAAGAGATTCGTGTCCGGGTACGAGGTCACGCTGCCACACGGCAAAACGACGATCCTGAAACCAGAAGACGTCATGTGGCTGAGGCGGCCGCACCCCCTTGACCCATATCTGTCTCTCACCCCGATGGAGTCCGCCGGCATAGCGATCGAGATAGAGAACTTTGCGAAACTCTACAACAGGAACTTCCTCATCAACGACGGAAGGCCGGGCGGAATCCTCGTCGTGCGCGGGATGATGGACGAGGAGGACAAGGAGGAATTGAAGAACAGGTTCAGGGGGAACCTGTCGAGGGCCGGTCAGACGACCGTGCTCGCCTCGGACGATGGCGCCGAGTACGTGGACGTCGGGGCATCGCCCAGGGATGCAGCGTACATCCAGATGCGCCAGATAACGAAGGAAGAGATACTGGCATCCTTCGGCGTCCCCGAATCGGTCATCGGCAACGCCTCAGGCAGGACGTT